GCCGACAAGACGGCGTTCGCGCTTGATTACCCATTGGTCGGAACAGCAACCGAGCCATACGACAAGAACATCTCAAGCCCGATCGTCGGGGTCACTGACGGATCGGTGTTTGAACACGGATCGGCAGTGCACGCGCCCTACGACGGTCAGGTGACGTTGCAGGCCTCGGATTACTGTCAGGTAGAGACCGCAGAAGCAGTCGCCGCCAGTGCCTACCTGCAATCACAAGCGGATGGCCGAGTCGGGAACATCCCCTCAGCGCTACTCATTTCGCAGGTGGTTCATTTCGTCGCCATGGAAAGTTGCAACTCTGCAGGGCAGATCATCTGGGCCGCTCGTGTCTATGGCTGGCCCAAGATCATTACCCCGCCAAACATCGCGCCGATCAGGTAATAAACGATCATGCTGAACTCATTCACATGTCCCCCTCTCATCGCTATGGCTGATATCAGGCCATATTCGACCGTCGTAATGACGGGAACATCTTTCGGGGTCGTCCCGGGATACTGGGATGGCGCTGACCCCACATACCAAGACGTTCCGATTATTGGCGTGACGGATGGTTCGGTATCAAGGACTGACACGGAGTTTCACGCCCGTGCAGGCGAATTGGTCACGCTTCAGACGGGACTGAATGTTCTCGTTCGTGCAGGGACCAAAGGCGCTGCCTACTCCTTCTGGAACGCAGGCAAGGGCTTGCGGCTTGGTGATGACGGGGAGGTAATCCCGCTCGTTGAGCCAAACCAGAATCAATGGTGTATGGTGCAGTTGATAGCGCTGCAGCGATTTGTTTCCGGTGAGGTGTTCTGGGCGCGACGCGCTACAGGACACCCCTGCATCTCAGGACTCTAATGAACGACAGCCCTGACCCGAATCCCATGGCGAACGGGCTGACGCCGAAACAGCGTCCTCGCAAGCCTCTGCCTGCGCCCGCGCAGCGCGGTATCACCAGCCCGCTTGCGACAACGGTTGAAGTCCAGCGTTCGTTCTTCACGACCGCGGACAAGATGCTGCGCAACAGCAGCCTCGCGTACAGGCTGAACCCGCAGTATCAGCAGATGATGCGTGCGGACGCCGACATTGAGGGCGTCCTGCGTTCTCTGCAGGTCACGCTGGCCTCGCTTGAATGGGCCGTGGTTGCCGATGACGATGAGAACCCCCGGCTGCAGGCGCTCGCGGAACGAATCGGGAAGATCTTTGAAGCGATGCCCCGGCGCAGCGATTTCGTACGTGCCATGCACGAGGCGGTCTGGTACGGCAACTCGGCGTGCAACTTGGTGTATCAGCGCGACCCGCGTCTTGGCGTGTCGGTCAAGGAGTGGTACCCGTTCCACCCGGACACGCTTGCGTACGACCAGCGCGGCAACCTCGCCATGCGTGTGGGTGCGGACTACGGCAACCATGGGCCGAACGCGCAGAACATCGGCTTTGACAGCCGCGTGCACATCTTCACCGAGCAGGAGCGCAAGGCAGTCGTGCTCCACCGCGTGTTCGTGGCTGCGCCGGACTTCAATGACCCCAACACCTCGGAAGCCGTCTACCGGGGAGTCGGAGCGCGAGATGTCTGCTGGTTCATGTGGCTAGCGAAGCAGGAAATCCTGCAGGACGCCATCACGTACGCAGAGCGCTACGCCATGGGAATCCGGGTCGGGTACTACCCGCTCGGTCAGGATGCTGGCCGAGAGATGATGGAACAGGTCCTTGCCAACCTGACCAACGACAACAGCGTTCTCATCCCGCAGAGCGGGACGGAGAAGATCTACGACATCGACATCAAGGAGCCGAACGCTGGTCGCGCTCAGGTGTTCATGGAACTGGTCAACTGGTTCTCCGGCAAGATCAAGGAAGCCATCCTCGGGCAGAACCTGTCAAGCGAATCAGGCGCAACCGGGATGGGGTCGGGCGTTGCTTCTCTGCACGCCGACACGCTGTCACGCATCATCCGGTACCACGCTGACGCCCTCGGCGACAGCCTGACCAACGACTTCGTCCGAGTCGTGGCCGCGATGCTCGGTGCCTCGGAAGACGAGATCTCGGCGCTCCGGTTTCAGTTCGCGCCCGAGCGCCCTGACCCGAAGGAGCGGCTGGAGGCGATCCGGTTGTTCGTGGAGATGGGCGGCAAGGTGGCCGAGAGGGAGGTGCGCGATCTGCTCGGTTTGTCGGAGCCGAAGCAGGACGAGCCTATCCTTGGTTCGTCGCAGGGAAGCGCGAATCCCCTGACCGCGATGCTGGGCGAATCCGCCGCTCCGGAGGGACAGCCCTCACCGATGGAGCCATCATCGTTCTCCCGCCGGGCATGGCTGCTTGAGGATCATGGCCGCTAGGCCATCCATCAACGACCTGTTCCGTTCCCTGCTGTCTGATGGCAAGGACGCCTATCGGAAGGCGGTCGCAGCGCAGATACGCGGATCGGGTGGCGCTGCCGAGTGGGATCGTTGGGCACAAGACACGGCTGCGATCCTGCTTGCTTCATGGTCAATCGGTGCCGGGCAAAGCCTTATCGAAGCGGGCATCGGTGTCAAGAAGACCATCCCGAAGCCGATCACCTTCGACCGCGACGTACCAGACTTCTTGCTCCGCTTTGAGGCGGGGCCAGCCAGAGAGGTCATCGCGAGGTTCATGACCGCGATCCCGCTGACGCGGGAGAAGTGGGATCGCCTTGTTGACTATGCGTTCGCCGCCGCGAACGAGATGCGCAGGGACGAGGCTGCTACGGCCCTTGGCAAGATCGTTGAGACGAGCCCAGAACTCGCCCGTGTGATCTTTCCGGCCCTCGCCCGCCCTGTGGAGGGGAGGGCTGCTGCGGGCTTGCCAGCCGAGGTGCGAAAGCGGCGCTCCCCCGGCGTTCAGCAACTCGCTCAGTCAGCATTCTTCGTCACCGGGATGAGCCAGAAGCAAGTAGAGGCCACCCGCGATCTGCTTGCCAAGGTCATTGAAGGCAAGGTCACCAAGTCCGTGGCTGGCAAGAGGTTGCTGAAACTAGGCGTTGGCGACTTCATTGAGCAGACGATCCTCGCCACGGGAACCGACCTGACTGACGCTCGGCTGGAAACCGTCTACCGAACCAACATCAACCGAGCGCAGACGCAGGGGCAACTTGACATCGTTCGGGATGCCTCGGTCAAGGCATTCGTGCCTGTCATGCAGTTCACTTCCACCAAGGACAACCGGACGAGGGATACCCACAAGGCGATGGATGGCTACGTTGCCACCGTAGAACAGATTGACTCGCAGGGCATCCCGACCCCCGGTGGTTTCAACTGTCGATGCCGATGGAAACCCATCCCCTTGGCTATCGCCGTTTCTAAGGGATGGACGGACGAGGATGGCGTTCCGGATTACGCCGCCATCAAGAAACACAACGGTCAGCGCCAACGCTTGATTGACAGCGGGCAGTTCCCCGATCCGGGCTTCATCAGCGGATGACCGCAACCCCTTGTATGTCAGTCTGCGCCTGATACCATCAGAAGCGTCCTGAATGACGATCCTTATGAGTCATCCATCGCATCGCATCTCCGAGAACGGCAAGACGGTCACCATCCATGACCTTGAGGTGTTCTGCGCCTACGACCCGGCGATTGACGGCGAGAGCGATCCGGAACTCAAGAAGTTCGACAACGAGCGCGTGCTGGACATCGTCAACGCCACCGCAAAGTACATGACGCGAGGCTCGTATCCGCGCCTCGTCGTCATGCACGAGAAGGACGGTAACGAGCCGAAGTCCGCAGTCGGTCGCTTCACTCGCCTCGGCTATCAGGAGCGAGATGGCGTGGGCTACATCGTCGGCGACTGCGAGGTGGAGCGTTCCGTGTTCGACAAGTTGCTCGCCACGAACGCATTCCCGCGCCGCAGCGCGGAGATCTGGGCAGATCAGAACCACCTGTCGGAGGTTGCGCTGCTCGGCCGCGAGACGCCGCGCCGCCCGCTCCCCGACACGCATTTCACGCGCAAGGGTGACCTCGTCACCTTCGCAAGAGCAATCCGCTTCGACATGGGGACAGTCGGCGGCGGGCAATCCACGTATGTCCCCAACACGAAGGAAACCAACATGGCGGACTACGACAAGGAGATCGCCGCTCTGAAGTGCGACATGGACGAGATGAAGTCCATGATGAAGAAGCACTTCGGTGAGGGCGAGGACGAGAAGAAGGAGAAGAAGGAGAAGAAGGACGAGATGTCCGCAGACGACATGCTCTCCGAGCAGTTTGCGGAAGAACAGGGCGAGGGCGATGGCGTGCACATCGACATCGACTCGCACAGCGAGGAGGAGGAGGAGGAGGAGGCCAAGGAGATGATGTTCCCGGCATCGCGCCCCGGCCGCGCCGACGTCTTCGCGATGCGCCGCGAGAATGCAAAGATGCAGCGTGAGATCAAGACGCTTCGCGCCGAGATCAGCCGCGAGAAGTTCGGCCGCGAACTGGACGCGATGGAGGCCGATGGCTACCGAATCCCGGCCTCGCACCGTCCGCGCCTGATCGCGGAACTTTCCGCATCCTCGGACGCTTCCGCTCTGCTGGAGTCGTGGCGGGAACTGTTCAACCGCGACCCGATGGGTGTTCGCATCGACATGGGCCGTTCGGCCCTGCCCTCCGGCGACCTCGACACGCGTCAGGTCGCAGACCTTGTCCGCGAGTTCGCTGGCAAGCCTGCGGAGTTCACGAAGGCAATCAACAGCCGCCTGAAGGGGCGGTAAAGGAAGGAAAGACACATGGCAGATTTCGGCTTTACGCCCGAACTCGTCGCTAGCGGAACCATCAACCCGTTCCGCATGGTCGAACTCTCGGGCGCATTTCAGGGTTCGCAGGCGAACGCCGCCTCGGACAACATCGTGGGCGTCACCGATGGCTCCGTGAAGAGCGGCGTCCCCGGCAACACCGGGAACAGCGTTCACGCG